CGCTTCTAAACTGTGGTGTTTTTTTGCCTACATATTTTGACGCATTCTTTACTTGATAGAATCCGTTGTGGTACTTGGAGCTCATGGCAATATTGATCGTTGTACGTATTTGTTAATTGTTGGGGTATTTGCTAGTCCTAAATAACTTGTGCCAATTCTGTCAAAATTCAAAAACAGTGCAGTATATGCATCTAGCTGTCCAGGATCGATCTGTTCAAACTCAGCAAGTGTTTCCATAGGATTGAGACCTTGTTTAATACTGGTATAGATAACTGCACTAGCAAGTTGTCTTGCGGATTCTGTATCTCCAGTGGTTCTTTCAAAGAAACCAATGATAGCCGCATCTACATTACTGCTTACTTCCACAGGAATTTCAAAGAAATTATTAAAGTACTTGTTGGAATTTTGTTCAACTATTGCATTTAAATTAACTGAACTTAGATTTGTTGGATTTTTTGCTCTAACTATGCTTGCCATTAGTTGTCCTTTGCTATTCCTTGCCTACCAGGTACTATTGGTAGACTGGTGTTCATGTTGGGGGAATCTTGATCGTCAAGATACCAACCTTGTATTTTTGAGTTTATGGCGTTTATTTCAGCCGCAGTGTTTGCGCCAGTTGTGCCAACAATGCTATCAGTGAAAATGTAACTGTTTGCTGTCATGGTTTACCTTTAGGATGGAATACTGCCTGATATGTTCATTGGGTTGGTCGACGAAGGAATTCTGTTATCTGCTAGATTTTGTTGGTTTCCGGATGCAATAAACTTGCTAGCATTATCGTTTGCTACAGCCGATTGTTTGGGAATAGTTAAACTGCTAAACGGTGTTTGACTTAGTATACTTGATACTTGAGAAGCAATAGTGCCGGTTCCTGCTAGGAATGTGGGTGCAAGTTGTTGTCCAACTTGCCTGACTGCAGAAGCTGACGCAATTAATCCATTGGCTACACCTGATGTTCCTCTTCTGTTTTGATCTGTTACAGCATCCACCCTATTAGATAAATCTTTACCAATTGTGGCCAACTTGCCTGGGAAACCACTAAACTCTGGACTTGTACTCTCTGACGAACCAGTTATCCCGTTGCCCGATTTACTAAAGTTTAAAATTTTGTTTATAGGTGCTCCACTGATTAACCCAGCCGCACCACTGGTAATACTGCTAAAGGTGCCGCCTATAGCTGCCGGAAACCCACTTAGTGCGCTGGAGATTTGCGAAGTTATGCCACCAGTACCCAATAAGCCGCCGAGCGGCCCACCGTTACTGTTAATATCACCGGTAACTCGTTTGCCGCTGAATTCTTTAATTCCCGCAGACTGTGTTGCTGATGCCGCACTACCAAATAATCCAGAATTGGCTAGTACGCCAGTGGTAGGAATAAAGAAATTATTTCTAGGATCTTCATTCTTACGTAGTATGTCCTTGGTAATTTGTATCAATTCGCCTTTGCCTAATCCTTTAAGGTCAACGTTTTTGTTTTTCTCAAACGCCCTAAATGCTGTAAATGCCGCACTACCAAAATTTGCACCTGTTGCGTCGCCAACAATGCTGTCCACTGCACTGAGTATTCCGCCTGGACCTAATATGCTGTTTGTTCCACCCCCTGCAGGTGTGAGCGGACTTGGGGACTTATCATAGTGTAGGTCTGCGAATCCTGCTACTGTTGCGGTGCTAACATTACCTCCAGCATACAGCACTGTGGTAAAAGAGATGTTCATGCTATGCTCTAGCATTCCGTTGGCGCTTGCACTGTGTGTTCCGTGTGTAAAGTTTGTTATAACTGGATTAAGAAGTGTGTACTCACTAAAACGTTTCTGATGTAAACTGTATACCCTAATAGCAGTAAAATATCTAGCTAAATCTGAGCCGCCTTTGGACGCAGGTGAATATCCAAATTTATCATAAAAATCTCCCTGGCGTGGCTGATACTTGTTGTTGGCATGATAGTTGGGAGATATGTGCCCCGACCTGTCACTGTATCCTGCATCGTTATCTCTGTAGTAATGGGTATAATAATCGTACCACAAATTTCGTACGATGTCAGACTGGTCATCGTGAAATGTTACTGCAACTTCACCATAGTTTAATTTGGTTTGTATTAGCTCTTTTTTGTTATAGTTGTTCTTAACTTGTACATCAACAGTATAGTTTGGCAAGTTTATACTCTTAACCAGCATGCCTGCTTCTGTAATTTGATTATTATCAAGATTTGAAATTTCAGGGTCTACATCAAAAAACACATGATATAGCCAGTTATACTTAGGACTTCGTGCATAGTTGTTGTCAACAAACAGTCTACTGGCGTGTTTATAATCTTTAACACTATCGCCAGTGGCTATTTGTTTAAAAAATCCGTCAAAAATATTAGCCATAGAAAAGATACCTTATATGGTATTTAGCCCAAAAAAATACCCAGGATTTACTCTGGGTATTCTTTTTTATTAAAAAAACTATTAGGTTACACCTGTGATGTTCTCGCCTAAGGTTCTGCCAACTGCTGTACCAATACCTGTTCCGTCTGGTGTTTGTATAGCGTTGTCGTATCTAATTGTTAGCGCAATAGTAGCTGGGTCATTTGAACTATAGTTCATGTCACCATACGCTACGTTGTTAATAAATGCTCCGTACAATTCCCATGTCTCAAGTACGTTTGCTTCGTTTGCGCCATTGCCACCATCTAACATTTCAAATCTGAGAACAAATTTGTAATCAATACCAGAACTTGCACTTGACTGTTCAGCAAAATCGAATTGCTTCTGAACCTGCTCGCCGACCAGTTTACTAACATTTCCACCTGCATCGTCACGTAGAGTAACTGATAATGTTTCCCAGTTTGGTTTGCCTACTAGATAAACTTTACTGTTGTAAACATCGATTGTTTGTTCGTTAAAAACAGCAGTTGGTCTTGTGATTTCGCTGACCTGTTTGGTTAATTCAACTCTGTCTGTGCTTACGCCAAAGTTTTCAAACACCGCCCGGAAGCGATATTTCATCTTTGGCATTAATAAACCTTGAGCACTTGCACTTTGGTCTGTACTCAAAGGTACTGTAAATTTGTTTAATGACGCTATTGCCATATCTTGTTCTCCTGTTATAGATATTTATCGAAAATACCCATTGTGTTAATGGAGCCCGGAGGCTCCATTATGTACTACTATTATAAATTACCTGCGGCTATATCACCTGGGTTCTTAAGTCGAATTGGAATGAAGATAAATTCAACTGCCTTCATTGGTTCTATAGCAATATCAACATACAGCTCGTTACGTGCAATACGTGTTGGAGTGTTGTTTGAATCATCACACACTACCAAGTAATCAAACACACCACGTTTTGCAACTAGATCATTAATTGCACCACTGATAACGTTTGAAATCTGGTCCCGGGTAATCTTATCATTTGGTTCAAACAAGAAACCGTCGCCAACTCTTGCAAGTATTGTTCTAATAAAGTTAACAAGACGTGCAACATTGATACGGTCAAGACTACTTGCTGTTGGGTTACGTGTTTTCTGTCCAAATACAACTAAGCCAACACCTGGTAAGTTTGTAATAGGGTTGATCTTGTTTTCGTATAATGTATCACGTAGACCTACTCTAATACTATTGAACTCAAACTCGCCTGTGGCTGAATCGATATAACCAATGCTACTAGCATTGTCTACCAAACCACGTCTTGTGCCTGCTGGTGCAAACCACTGATATGCCACGTTATCGTTAAAGATCATTGTGCGCAATGCCATATGACTTGCTGGAACAGTAATAGTGTTACCTTGCAAATCGCTAGTTTGACCTGCTGGATAATAAACACCCAAGTATGGATCTGCAGTTGCTAGTCCGTCTCCGTTGGTGTTGTTGCTCCAGTTGGCAATATCAACAGCATTTGGTGCTAAACGCAATGGTGTATCACCAATAACAAACGCTGTGTTCTTGCGATCGTTGTTCAGTGCTACCATTTCATCAATTACTTCTTCGTAACCTGGGGCAACAATAATGTTAAATGCGTATTGATCTTCACGCACTTCTGTATTTGCTGTTACTGCACTCTGCATTGCGGCTACAACCATTTGACGTTGTGCTTTGCGGCCTGCATTCATAGCACCACTGCTTTGTAACCCACTAGCTGTTTGCCATGTGTTCTTAACAGTTGGAAGTACACTACCCGCGCCCGGAACAGCTGGCAAATCTGGATAAGCAGTTGCGTTAAACTTGTTGTTTACATACTGTTTAACATTGTAACCACTTCTACGCATGTTGAACATTAGCATACCACGTGGGTAAAGTCTATAGTCCGGTGCGTCTTGGTCAATATAGTTGCTTGCTAACAAGTCTGTGATTGCTGGGAGGCTACCTGTGATAATATCTGTAGTACCGTCTGTATCCCACCGTGCATCTGCAAACAATATACCATTCTGGCTTGTTTGGTCTGTGTTATCAATCAACACCCAAGCAGTACCACTGTAACGATAAAGTTTTGGATAGTTTTCCAAGTCACTGCTGTCTAACCACAAATCTCCAGCAACAAGTGCGCTAACACCGTCGCTTTGGAATGTTGGTTCTGATGCTACAACCTGAACACCATTTGCATCTGTTAGACTCAAATCAAAACCACGTGCATCAGTTGTTGATCCATCATAGTAACTGTTCTTATATCCTTTCCATCCACCTATATCAGCAATCATAACATCAACTGTAGCGGCATCACTGTAGTACCAAAGTGTACCATCAGCTGGTGCTTGATATGGCTCAGTTGTGCTGTAAGTGTATGTTAAGGCTTCCCAGTTGGTCAATGCAAGAACACTGCCGGCGTACAATATAGTACCTGTTGTGCTACTTGAGAAACCTGCATCTGCTGTTGGTGTACCTGATACGTCTGTTAGGTAAATGTCACCACCGTAGATATGAGTGAATGTAATAACATTTGTACTACTTACACTGATATCCAATTCTGGAATGTTAAGTGCTAAAATGTCACTAACAAAACTTGCTGGTGATGTGCCGCTTAATGTTACTGTGTACTCTGTAATTACCGCATTACCAATACTGGTAACACCAATCTTTAGTTGCTCAGTAGCAGTAAATGGATTTGCGGCTGTTGCTGTACCACTTACTATTGTTTGTCCTGCTACTCTACGATTAAATGGCTTGTAACCACCTGTGCTTGTGCGTAGTGGATCATAAGCAATCCAAAGTGTACCAGCGGCAATACCGTTACCACCACCTGCTGGGTCTAACCCGTAAAGTGCATTTTCTGCTCTACTGTAGAATGGAGCAGCCTGTGTAGTAAATGTTGCTGTGGTTGTGTTGTATTTTTTAATAACCAAGTCAGCACCTGAACCAGTTGCGCCAAGTTTAGCAAAAACTGAACCTGATGGACGTGGAACGGTGTCTGTGCTTCTCCAACTTGGATATGCGGCAAAATCACCGTAAAGCAATAGTGGGTTAGCATATGTTCCTGCTGTAATGCCCAATGTTGCTAAAGGTGTGCCCGAACCATTTGCAATTGCAATCTTTCCGTCTGCTGTTGCTCCGTCGCTTTCTGCTAGACTCGATGCATACAAGAACAACTTGTTGCCCACGTTAGCGGCTGTAACACCAGTAACTGCGGCAGTGTTGATTGAACTAACAACTTGGTCTAGTGTTCTATTTGCGCCTGTGTTACCAATAGTAACTGTTGAACCATTAATAGTAACTGTAGCGGCTGGAGTGCTTGCTAAAATAACTGGTGAAGTTACTGAGCCTTTTATTGTAGCAACACTTGTTGCCCAATCATCTGTGCCTAGTCTTACCCATGTGTTGTACTTTGCATTATCTACTGGCAAATCGCCACCTGCCTTGAGGAACAAGTTAGCACTGCTTCCTGTACCAAATGATACAGCATACTGGCCAATTTGTCCAATGCTTGCTTTGGGTACGTAGATACTACTTACTAGTGTTTGATCACTGGTTTCGGTGACCAGCAATGGAGTATTGTTTGTAAATGCATTTGTAGTGGCATTCCACGAATAAATTCCCCATGCACTTGTACTTAAATCTAACCAATGCGTATTATTTGCTACTGCACCCACTGGACGAACTGCTGTTGGTGCTAGTTCATCTAAGTCGACGTTTGCTCTAATCGCAAAAATTCTATTAACATTGCCCAATGCGCTGTAGGCTGCCATTAAGCCATATTCATTTCTCTCATCGCCGTGTAACGGTGTGCCTGCGGCGCTTTGCTTAAAGCTGGGGTAACCCATTGCGGCTATAAGCTCTCTTTGGCTAGTGTAGGCTAATAACTTACCTGCCCTAGCGGCTGTTGTGTCTGTGGCTGTTGTGCCTGAAGGATTTGTTTTATCCTGGGCTGTGGCCATTAAAATAAGTGGTACAGTTCCAACTGCACCTGGAACGTATTGACTTTCGTCTGTTACGCTAATTTCTAATCCTGGGGATACTAATGCCATGTTCTTTTCCTTTTTAAGAAACTTTTTTATATTTATATTAACAGTATAGATTTAGGGCCATTAAGGTGCCTTTCGAAAGGTTTGCTTATAAATACTAGCATGCAAAGACCATTATGTCCTACATGCCGAGGCAATCCTGTAGCAATAAACTACTATTCCAAAGGAAAAGTACGTTATAGAAAACAATGTGCTGGTTGTGCTCGCCAAGGAAAGAGAGGAAGGCAGGTAGCTGGGTGGCTACGTGCAGGGTATAAAAAGAAATTAGCTTGTGATCGATGTGGATTCATTGCAAAACATAAGCAACAGATGTTTGTATTCTATGTTGACGGAAACTTAAAAAATAACAACTGGGTTAACCTAAAGAGTGTTTGTGCTAACTGTAGGATAGAAATACAACAAACCAAAAATACATGGAGCGAAAGTTCCAATTGACAATAACAAATGAAATTCTTAGTAAAATTTAAAAACTTTGATCAATTAGTATGTAACATCAATGATACCAGTGTTGGGAAGAAGTATTACGAATTAATAAAAAAGACTTGCCAAGAAGAGTTTCCTGTATATAGAGATCGCCCTAAGTTTACAAAAAAGTACATGTCTGAACTTGCAATCATAGTGAACCAGCAACTTGGGTGGGTGTGGGATTTCAAAGATACTAGCATTAAGCATACTGCACAAATGCACAAGGACATAGAGACTTTGTTAATGGAGGGATTCTCGCAAATTCCAGCAGAACTTGATCATGTAATACACGACTTGCACTACGGATTGCATATACTCCAGCATAACATAGAGCCTAATAGGTTAGGCTGGTTACAAATTGAATGGTACAACGATGTAGGATTTGATATGGAATTATTTCCGTTTAAACATAAGTTGGAACTCGGCGATGTTAAACTGCAAAATCCATATGTTGGCCATGGGCCACTACAGGTTTATCTCGAACAGGATTTCCAGCAGATCAGTCAAACTTGTAAGTTTCACGATTTTGTAAAACCAGGTATTAATATTGTAACTGTTACAGAAGATGAATTCACAGACTTTGACGACTTGCTATCAAAGTTCAAACAACACGATCCTGCGTTTGTTGCACAACACAGCAGTAAAAAAATAGTCGACTATACAGGATACCCAGTAATTGGCCAAGTTGAGAATATAGATTTGTTGAAGCAAGTGATAGATTATGAATCTAATTTAGAACTAGAAAGTATAGAATTTGTCTAGAGTCGACTATTGATCTTAGAGTAAAGATGGTTTACAGTACTATTGTTATTAAGTACCAAGTCAAACACAGTTTGTAACCAAGCCCATTCACTTATGTGTACGTTCTGTTCTTCTAGTTGTTTAACTGCATCAGTGTAGCCGTTACTGGCTAACATGCCTTGCGGATACCAGTCTGGTAATGAGCCACGCTGAACCCACCACACTTTACCGCCTGCTTTCTTTATTACTTCAACTTCGTTAGGAAAACGCACATCGCTAATAACTATATCAGTGTCTTGCTTTAATAGCCTATGCTCTAAACTGGCAATCCATATATCATCATGAAATCCTTGCCTGCAAACTTCTGTACCCCAGTATTGCAATACCCAACGTGGAGTAATTTCAGGCATGTTCAGACGTTCGGCCCACCAAGTGTCGACCTGTTCCCGCCACTCACGTGCTTCAGACGTTGCGCCTTCCAGTAGTTGTCTATCCCACCCAAACACAGATGCTACTGCGTCTTTGAGTGCGCCAGCAAAACTGTCACGTTGATAATTGTGTTCTTCTACTAGATAGTTTGCTACTGTGTCTTTGCCGGACCCAATGAATCCACATATTCCTATAATCATAGATAGATTATAACACAAGTAGAAAGAAAGTCAAACAGAAAAGTTAACCAGTTACCCAAGTAAGCGGAACGCTACCGTCAACAAAGTTCAGGAGTTGCTGTTCTAAGGCTGCCATTTCTTCATTTGCTTCTGCTTTGAGACTAGAACCATTTAGACTTGTACCTCCATTTGGTCCTGCTACAGTGGCAAACTTCTCACGTGCTTCGCCAAGTATACGTTTAGCAAAACTGTATGCATAGTCTTGTATCCACGGAAATGCTT